CTTGGAATTGGGAGACAGGATGTTTCCATGACGAATCAGCCAAGTGTTCTTACTGCACCGTGTATGGAATCAAGCCTTGAAAACCTTTGACATTCCAACAGTCCTAGCCGCTTTAGGCATGGACTATTCCGAGCGTGGTGCAGAGGCTAACGCTCTATGCCCTATGCATAAAGAACGCACAGGCAAAGAAGACCATTCGCCTTCGTGGTGGATAAACCTTGAGTCAGGCATGCACACTTGCTTCTCTTGTGGATACAAAGGTAACTTAGTCCAGTTAGTCTGTGACATAAAAGACTTTTACATAGAGGTCTGGGATGTCCGTACAGAGTACGACTACAAGGCAGCCGAGGCTTGGATTGCCAGCGTTGCTGAAGTTCCTATCGAAGTTCTTGTGGAGATGGTAAAGAGATTACCGACCTACATTCTGCCTTCACCTAAGCCAATACAAATGTCAGAGGCTAGATTAGCCGTGTTTACTGCCCCTCCTATGGAGGCTATGGAGGGTAGGTCCCTTTCCCCTGTGGAGGTCCATAGATACTCCGTAATGTGGGAGCCTGCCACCAAGACTTGGATACTTCCACTTCGAGACCCCGATACACATACCCTGCTGGGTTGGCAGGAAAAGGGTACAATTGACCGTACCTTTAAAAACCGCCCAGTAGGACTACATAAGTCCAGGACATTATTCGGAATCGAGAACCAAAATAAAGATGTTGTATTTGTTGTGGAGTCTCCCCTTGATTGCGTCCGTATGGCTTCTGCTGGAATTGATGGAGCGGTGGCAATCTGTGGAGCGTCTGTTTCGGAAGAACAAATCAAACTCATCAGAGCCTCGGATAAAATAATCATTGCTTTAGACAATCCAAACTTTGATAAGGCAGGGCGTAAAGGTTGTGAAGAGTTCCGTAAGTACGCACGTCAATACGGAATGAATCTATTCTTTTTTAACTATGGAACTTCTGAAAAGAAAGACCCAGGTGAGATGACAGATGAAGAGATACTTTGGGGAATAGCAACCGCTAAACCCTCAATACTTGGAGAACAGGCTTATGTTTCAAGGAACACTGAAACCGTATCAGGTTGACGCTGTCGCCAAGATGGTGGCTAAGAAGCAAGTTCTTGTTGCGTATGAAATGGGTCTTGGTAAAACACCTATGACCATTGCTGCTATTGAAAAGCAGTCACCTAAACTAACTTTGGTACTTTGCCTAGCCAGTTTGAAATACCAATGGCAAAAAGAAATAGCCAAGTTCTCAGACAGTACCTCCATAGTCATAGACGGAACATCAACTCAACGAAGCAAACAATACGAACAAATGTTCGAACATAAGTATGTAATCATGAACTACGAACAAGTAGTTAACGATTGGGATGTCATTAAGAACATCGAGTTCAATGCTGTGGTCTGTGACGAGGCAACCGCTATCAAAGGATTTAGGGCTAAGAGAGCCAAGCGAGTTAAAGACTTGGCTAAAAGAATTCCAATAAGATACGCCTTAACTGGCACACCTATTGAGAATGGTAGACCAGAAGAAATCTTCTCCATCATGCAGTTTGTAAATCCACAGGCTTTAGGTCGCTTTGACATCTTTGACAAGACATTCATAGTCCGCAATCACTTTGGTGGGGTTCAGAGATACCGCAATCTTCCTTTGCTCCATAAGACTTTAATGGACCACGCAGTCCGTAAAGCACAGAAGGATGAAGACGTTAAGCCGTACCTACCTGATGCCGTGTACCGAGACCCAATCATTGTGAAGTTAGACCGCAAGAGCCAACAACTGTACGACCACATAGCCAAAGATTTATACAGGGTTCTTATGGAGGCTAAAGAACTATTGGGAAGCAACTTCAACATTGCCGCTCACTATGGACAAACCTATGACGCTAATGACCCAGCCAATCAGATTCGTGGTGAAGTCATGTCCCGAATAACCGCACTACGAATGCTGTGTTCAAATCCTTTCTTACTCCATAACAGTGCGGCTAATTTTGAGAAGCACACAGGCAAAGGCAGTGCCTACATTCATTCCATCCTGGAGCAGTTAGAGGGCGTAGCAAAAACGCCAAAACAAGACACGCTTATTGCTTACCTTAAAGACCATTTAGACATAGACAACACCTACAAGGCTGTAGTATTTACTTCGTATTTAGATTCAGTTAGTGCCATTACAAAATCTTTAAACGATTCAGGCTATGGAGCAGTAGCCTATACAGGAGAGATGAATGCCAAACAAAAAGAGTCAGCCAAAGTATCCTTTCAGACCGAGCAAGACGTTCGTGTTCTGGTATCTAGTGACGCTGGTGGCTATGGGGTGGATTTGCCTCAAGGTAATCTTTTAGTAAACTATGACCAACCATGGTCTGCTGGACTTGCCGTCCAACGCAATGGTAGAATCAACCGCACATCATCAGAGTGGGAAGTAATCACTGTGCAAGACATACTTGTGGCAGGCTCCATTGAGCAGAGGCAGTACGACATGCTAAAGCAAAAAGGAAATGTTGCAGGAGCAATCCTTGATGGCTCTGGAATTAATTCCAAGGGTGGGGTTGACTTAACTGTGGGTAGTCTTATAGACTTCCTAACAACCAAATTAATTTAGGAGAAATAAATTGGCAAACACAGCACCAGAAGAGGGCGTACGTTTCTCAGGTCCAGATGACCTAGAGTCACAGGTACGTGAGTACATCAAACTTAAATCAACAATGGAAGTCCTAGAGACCCGTCAGAAAGAACTTCGTGAGAAGTTGTTTGAAAAGATTGACGAGAATGGTTTTGAAGACGACAAGGGTAACGTAATCCTTGAACTAGCATCCACCATTGAAGAGGTAGTACGCCTAGAAAAGCAGCGTCGAGTAACTCGCAAGATTGACGAGACCAAAGCAGATGAAATCATTGCTGAGAAGCAACTTGAAGGCACTGTCTATGAGATGAAGCGAGTCATTAATGAGGACGCTTTGATGGCTGCTCATTATGAGGGAAAGATTTCAGAAGACGAAATCGACGAGATGTTCCCTGCAAAAATTGTTTGGGCTCTAACTACCAAAAAGAAGTAATAGATTTCATGGCTGGATTACGCAGCGATAAAGAAATCCTTAAAGCATTTGAGGGTTTGAATCTCGCTCCTGGGTCTAAACAACCTAGACGTACTGTGACTGAGAAGTCCCAGAAAATCCGTGCCAAAATTCTTGGTGAATCTAATGGTTGGGATAAATCCCCAATCATTAAAGTCATCAAGGGAGCAGAGACAGAGTTATTTACTGTTGGTGCACTAGCACTAGCATTAGAGAAACAAGTTGTCACTATCCGATTCTGGGAGAAGAAAGGATTTTTTCCTAACGCTCCCTACCGCCTACGTTCAAAAAGTTTGAATGGGAATAAAGTAAATGGTAATCGAGTTTATACTCGTGAACTAATTGAAATTGCTATTCAAGAGTTTAACCAACGTGGACTTCTCGGCTCCGCTCGTATAGAATGGAGTAAACACGAAGACTTGACTGACGCAATAGTAAAGCGTTGGAAAGAATCCGTGGAGAAACCCTGAGAGTCACCCGACCTCATAACCAACCGAGACCGCAAGGCTCACTACCAAATAAGGAGATGGTCATTATGACTATCAACAAGCCAATCATTGACGCAGATGATTACTTGACGGACGACATCGAAGATGTTGCTCCGAAACACGGCACAACCGTCCAAGCAGGATGGGCTGCTGCCGATGCTCTACTAAAGCCTAAGAAGGATTCTGGTGAATACGCTAGTGACTTCCGCTTTACTGAGCAAGCCCAACTCATTCGCTTTCTAGAGGATGAGCCGTTCTCCGTTTACTTCCAGCACTGGATTGACCGTGATGGCAAGAAGTCGTTTGTATGTCTAGGCGATGACTGCCCTCTCTGCACCATTGCAGGCGACAAGCCACGTGGCAAGTTTGCTTTCAATGTCCTTGTCCTATCGGACGAGGAGCCAGGTGTCATGATTTTGACAGCCCCTCCAACACTGGCACGCCAGTTAAAGGCTGCAAATGACGATACCAAGCGTGGTCCGTTGACCAAGTACTACTGGGCAATCTCTCGTCAGGGTTCAGGTCCTCAGACCACTTACACGCTTGACCGTGTTCGTGGCACCGACCTTGCCGAAGAGTGGGAACTCGACCAAGAGGATGTGGAAGACCTAGTTGCTAACGCAACTAAGTACGACACAAGTGCAGTATACGTAACCCCTCGTGCGGAACTGCTAACCATCGCTAGGTCACTAGTCTCCTAGTCTCACTCACTAAAGAGGGCTAAGGTTTTACTTCCAATTCCGCCTTAGCCCTCTTTTTCAATCTCTGAGGGAACAATGAACATCATTACAACTGCTGAACAGTTACAAGAGTTTGTGGAGTACTACTCCAAAGTCAATGCCTTTGCATTTGACGTAGAAACAATCGGCGAAGACCGCCTATACCCAGTCATCAACGATGTCTGCTGGATTTCCTTTGCGACCGAGGGTCGCTCAGATGTAATACCTATGGGTCACCCTAACGGGGAACTTGATGGGTACGATAAGCCTTTGCTACTTGAGGGTCAGCGTCGCCTAGCATCAGGCAAAGAAATTTTAGACACCCACTATTCCAAAGACACACGCAAATGGGTGGCTAAGTTTGGTGAGGCTCCTAAGCAACTCAACCCTGCTGAAGTATTTAAAGCCATCGAACCATTGATGTTTAGTGACAAGTTAAAGGTGGCTCACAATGCTAAGTTTGATTTAAAGTCTGTAGCCAAATACTTTAAAGGTCGTGTACCAAGTAAGCCATACTTTGACACGCTGACTGCTGCATTCATAGTAAACAATTTAAACAAGAATGCCCTTAACCTAAAGGCATGCGTACAGCGTGAAATAGGCGTGGACATGAACAAAGGTATTGGTGAAAATGTTGCCCTACATTCTTTTAGCGATGTTGCTAATTATTCTGGCATCGATGCAGAATTAACTTGGGACTTATACAAAGTACTCAACGAAAAAATCACAGGTAACTTGCAAAAGGTATGGAAGTTAGAAATGGATGTTCTTGCCGCACTCTGTGACATGGAACTTACTGGGGCTTACATTGACCAAAACATGCTAGGTACCTTGGCTACCCAGATTGAACAGGACAAAGTTGCTGCTGAGGCTAAGGCGTACAAGATTGCTGGTAAAGCATTCCCTATCAACTCTGTTCCTACAAAGCAAAAGTTACTCTTTGCATCTCAAGATGGAAAGGCTCCAAGATGTCGCCCAAATCTAAAGTACTCAAATGTTCTTACAGACAAAGGCAAGGAACTTGTCAGGTCATTGCCTCGAAACGCAGACCTATCCGAAGCCCTAAATGAAACTCACTTCTCAGTATCAGCAGAGGCTCTAGAGTATTACCGAGGAAAAGATGACCTAGTAGACGCACTGCTGGAGTATCAAGACCTAAACAAACTTATGACTACCTATGTAACTCCTTACACAGGTGGCATGGTTAAGCGTGTAACCAATGGTAAAGAGACTAGTACCATGCGGAAGTCACTACTTATTAATGGTCGTGTCCACACCAACTTCAAGTCTCACGGGGCTGAGACAGGTAGATTCTCCTCCAGTGAACCTAACCTCCAGAACATACCCTCTTCTGGAGACTACGGAAAACTAGTTCGTGACCTATTCGTTGCTCCCCCAGGACACAAACTTATTGTTGCTGACTACTCACAAATTGAGCCACGCATCATCGCTTCATTTAGCCAAGACCCAATCCTCATAAACAACTACTTAACTGGTGGCGACATCTATACCACCATTGGTGACACCATGGGCGTAGACCGCAAGGCTGGTAAGGTTCTTGTACTTGCTATCTCTTATGGAGTAGGACCAGACAAGATTGCTAGTTCCATTGGTTGTACTGTTACTGAGGCTAAGAAGTTGCTCCGTGACTTTGAGGCAAAGTTCTCCAGCATTCCAAAGTACAAAGCCAAGGTAGTTCGGTTTGCTAAACAGTCTGGACCAATTCCATTTGTAGAAACTATCTTTGGTCGCCGTCGCTACATCCCCGACCTACTAAGTAAAGACCAAGGACTATTGTCTCGTGCTGAACGCCAAGCGTTTAACACAGTCATCCAAGGTTCAGCCGCTGACATCATGAAGTTAGCACTTGTTCGTGCCCATTCTTGTTTTGTTAATGAACCTCGCATAAATGTTGTGCTTACTGTCCATGACGAGTTAGTAACCATTGCACCCGATGAACTCGCT